GACGAATACAGACAGATATTTCCAAAAGTAAATTTACAGGCAGACTCTAAATCAGCTGGTCGTTGGGAAACTGATAAAGGTGGCGAATACTTTGCCGCAGGTGTAGGAGGAGCTATTACGGGTCGTGGTGCGGATCTATTAATTATTGACGATCCTCATTCCGAGCAAGACGCTCTTAGCCCTACCGCTATGGAAGCGTGTTGGGAATGGTATACATCTGGACCTAGACAACGTTTGCAACCAGGTGGAGCTATTATATTGGTAATGACTCGTTGGAGTTCTATAGATTTAACCGCAAAGTTATTAGATTCTCAACAAGAGGTGTCGGCTGACCAATGGGAAATAGTAGAGTTTCCAGCTATATTTCCTGAAACCAATAATGCTTTATGGCCTGAATTTTGGTCTATGGATGAATTGGAAAAGGTTAAAGCATCTTTGCCGGTACAAAAATGGAATGCACAATGGATGCAGACTCCCACTTCTGAAGAAGGTTCTATTGTTAAAAGAGAATGGTGGAACGCTTGGGAAAGCGAAGTTTTACCACCAGTTAGTTATATCATTCAAAGTTATGATACTGCGTTTAGTAAAAAAGAAAACGCAGATTATTCTGCTATTTCAACGTGGGGCGTATTTAAACCCACGCCTGATTCTCCTGATTGCGTAATTTTACTAGATGCACAAAAGGATCGTTGGGATTTCCCAGAATTAAAAAGGGTAGCATACGAAGAATATCAATATTGGGAACCTGATATGGTCCTAATTGAAGCTAAAGCTTCAGGAACTCCTTTAACGCATGAACTTAGAAGATTAGGCATACCGGTAGTTAATTATTCTCCAACTAGAGGGCATGACAAATCAACTAGAATGCATTCAGTTGCACCTATATTTGAGTCTGGGTTAGTGTATGCACCTGAAAAAAAATTTGCAGAAGAGATGATAGAAGAGTGTGCTTCATTTCCTTTTGGTAAAAATGATGACCTATGTGATACTATGACACAAGCTTTGATGCGTTTTAGAGAGGGTGGTTTAGTTTCTCTTGACGATGATTATACAGACAAAGAAAAAGCACCAGTAAGGAGAATATACTACTAGGATTATGGCAATAGAAAAAGATATAAACCCAACGGTATTAAATGAACAAAATCAAGTACCGCTAGGTCAAGAAGACATGCAAATTGCTATAGAAGCAATTAAAGATAGAGGGGCTGAAGGTTTTGAAATGCAAGCAGATGGTAGCGCTATTCTTGGAGCATCAATTACCGAGGAAGTAGATACTGATTTTGATAGCAATTTAGCTGAAGTTTTAGATCCTCAAGAATTAAGAAATATTGCAAACGAATTAATTGCAGGAATAGAAAAAGACAAAGCCTCTAGGGAAGATTGGGAAAAAACATATAAAGACGGTTTAGAATACCTTGGGATGCGGTTTGATGCTGAAAGGTCAGAACCTTTTGCGGGCGCAAGTGGAGTTATTCATCCTTTGTTAGGTGAAGCCGTAACAACTTTTCAAGCGCAGGCCTATAAAGAACTATTGCCGTCTGGCGGTCCAGTTAAAACTCAAGTTATAGGTTCCTATGATTCTTTGATAGAAGAACAAGCGCAAAGAGTTAAAGAATTTATGAATTATCAAATTACTCATGTAATGGAAGAGTTTGATGAAGAGTTAGACCAAATGCTTTTTTATCTACCTTTAGCAGGATCGTCCTTTAAAAAAGTTTATTATGATGAAAGTTTAGGGAGGGCCGTATCAAAGTTTATTGCACCTGAAGATTTAATAGTTCCTTATTACACAACTGATTTAGAAACTTGTCCTAGAATTACAAACGTTATTAAGATTGCTGAAAATGAAGTTAGAAAACTACAATCTATGGGATTTTATAAAAAGATAGATATAAGTGGTGGTGATAGTGTTGACGAGTATAGTGGTGTTAAAGAAGAAATAGATAAACTTTCTGGTATGGAGCCTTCATACGATGATGGCGAAGTATCTCTTTTATACGAAGTCCATTGTAATTTAGAGTTAGAAGGTTTTGAAGATACAGACGAAGAAGGTCAGTTAACTGGTATTAAACTACCTTATATTGTTACTATAGATACTAACTCAAATGATATTCTTTCTGTTAGAAGAAACTACAAGGAAGATGACACACTCAAAACTAAAATAGAATACTTTGTTCACTTTAAATTTTTGCCAGGTCTAGGGTTTTATGGTTTTGGTTTGACTCACATGATTGGTGGATTATCAAAAGCATCAACATCAATTATGAGACAGTTAATTGATGCTGGTACTTTAGCTAACTTGCCTGCTGGTTTTAAAACTAGAGGTATTAGAATTAGAGATGAAGATACCCCGATACAGCCAGGTGAATTTAGAGATGTAGATGCTCCTGGTGGATCTTTAAGAGATTCAATACAACCATTACCTTTTAAAGAACCTAGCGGTACCTTGTTACAATTATTAAGTATATTAGTTAATTCAGGACAAAAGTTTGCATCTATTGCTGAAATAAATACAGGACAAGGTAATCCAAACGCACCTGTAGGAACTACGCTAGCATTATTAGAGAGGTCTACGAAAGTATTGTCTGCTATTCACAAACGATTACATAACTCACAAAAGAAAGAATTTAAAATACTAGCAAAAGTGTTTCAAGAATACTTGCCGCAAGAATATCCATATTCTGTAGCAAATAATGAAACAACCATTAAACTTTCTGACTTTGATGAAAAAGTAGATATATTTCCAATATCTAATCCTGACATATTTAGTCAATCACAAAGAATTGCTATGGCACAAGAAATGATGCAATTGGTGCAATCTAATCCACAAGTACATGGACCTAACGGTACATATGAAGCTTACAAAAGAATGTACTCTGCAATAGGTGTAGATAATGTAGAACAAATATTAACACCTCCACCTCCTACAGATCCTCTTCCTTTAGAAGCTGGATTTGAAAACAATCAATTATTATTAGGACAACAAGCTCAAGCATTTCCACAACAAAATCATGATGCTCATATTGCAATTCACATGTCTCTGTTAAACACACCTCCGGTACAAATGAATGCTCAAGTTCAAGCTTTGATACATTCTCATATTATGCAACATTTACAAATGAAAGCTGATATTCTTGGTGAGCAACAAATGCCACCAGAAGTTATGCAACAGTTTCAACAATTGCAACAACAAGCTCAACAAGCATCTCCAGAAGAAGCACAAAATTTATCTTTGCAAGCAGGTGATTTATTAGCACAATTTTCAGCACCAATACTTGCTGAATTATTAGTTGAATACAACCAAAAGGTTGCATCACCTCAAGATGAAGATCCATTAGTTGCAATTAGAAAACAAGAACTTGCTTTAAAAGGTCAAGAGCTTTCTATAGAACAACAACAATTTTTAACTCAAGAGCAAAGAAAAACAGAGGAAGCTCAACAAAGAATTAATGTTGATAGAGAACGAATTGATGCTCAAGAAGATATTGCAGAGTTAAGAGATGAAACAGCTAGGGCCAGATTAGAACAACAAGCAAGGTTTAAAATGTTAGACCAAAAAAATAAACAACAATAGTGCCTAAGACTTTTGACGTACATAAAATTGAAGGTGTAAAGAAAAAAACTTCTATAGGCAACAGTCCTTTAAGCAGAGGAGCAGGTACTAATAAAAGAAAAACCAAAAAAAAATACCGAGGTCAAGGTAAATAAAAACTTGCAAATAATTTATTTGTACTGAATAATTGAAATCATGATAAAAAGAACTGATATTAATCAACAAAAAACTCCTACTGTAATGAAGAATAAAAATCCTTACAGTAACAAAGGTTCTGTGCCTCTTAAAACAGATGCAGGTACTTTTGATGCCAATACTTCACCTAAACCTGGAATGGGTAAAGGTAAAGCTAGAGGTATGGGCGCTGCTGAATATGGCGGCAAGTTTTCTGGTGTTTATTAGGTGTCGGTAGTTTGGATAAGCCAAAAATTTTTAAAAGAAATTGAGGCCCAAAAAGAAAGCGTAAAAGATGTAATCTTAGCTGGCACTAAAGATTACGCGCAATATCAGTATCTGTGTGGACGTTACAGTTCTCTAGTTGACACAGAAAATTCATTTAGAGAACTGCTAGGAAAAATACAAGAAGATGTCGAAGATACACATACCTGAACATGTTGCTCAAGCAATAGAAAAAGATAAGACTCCAGAAACAGAAAATTTAGAAACAGAAGAAAACTCTACGGTTGAACAAATTGTTCCTTATGTAGAACAAGAAGCCAGAGTTTTAGATCCAACTCTCCTAGACAAATCAATTTTAGAAAGAATGCCTCAACCTACTGGTTGGAGGATACTTATTCTTCCGTATAAGGGAAAAGCAGTAACTGAAGGTGGAATACACCTAGTACAATCACAAGTTGATAGAGAATCTTTAGCAACTGTTGTGGGGTATGTCGTTAAAATGGGTCCTGATTGCTATAAAGACTCCAGTAAATTTACTGAGGCTTGGTGTCAGGAAAAACAATGGGTATTAATCGGCAGATATGCTGGCGCTCGTTTTAAACTCGGAGATGAATCTGAATGCAGAATCATTAATGATGATGAAGTGATAGCTACTATATTAGATCCTGATGATATTCTTGCAGTATAAGGAGCAAAAATGAATGAAGAAGCAAAACAAGAAGAG